TTCGTTGCCATAAATAGTTCCGCTAGGTGTTCCTTGATATGCACTTACAACATTACTAATTGCAGAGTAGGCACTTCTATTACCAAAGTAATCCACCAAGTAGCAGAAGTATCTCTTATTTCCAGCCTTCAAAGCACCGCCCTGAACCTGCTCAGACAGTCTTACTGTTGCCTCAATAGAGTTGGATGAAACCTCATTCTGCTCATCTATATTATCATAGGTGTAGTAGTTGTTAGGATTGATATGAGCCAAAGCTCCATCCTGAATATACTCACCATAGTAATAGAATGCTCTTCTGTTATTGTAATCGTCCGTGTAGTAAAGCGTCTTTCTTCTTACATCATCTCTTCCTGTAATATCGTTAGCCTTACTCGTTAGGAAATTAAGCTGAATACTTCTAAGTAATCTTGTGTAAGACCATGCGTCAGCATCGTAGTCGTACAGTGCCACACCTATCTCACCTATAGACTGTGGGTTTCTGAGCATTACCTCGTCACCTACATTATATCCAGTATTACTATGTACACCACCAAACGATGTATCTGTAATGATTTCTATTTGGTTAGGCGTTGGGATTCCTGACACAAGAAAAGTACCATTCAACCAACTTGCATTTGAACCTGATATGCCAACCCATTCTCCAACTTGAAAGTCGTGATTTGAGGAGAATGTAATTAGTGTAGGTGCGTCAAATGTCGTTCCAATAATAGGACCAACATCAATTACCTTTAAATCAAGCTCCTCTGGTTCTTTCTCAATAGTTGTAGATGTGATGAAAAGATGTCCGAGTATGTCGTAACTTCCATTTGCGATAAGACCACCTGAAAGATTTACTGGAATAGCCTCTTGTGTTGCAAAGATGTCAAGCCTGTCATCACCTGTAGACTTTATGTAGTAATCGTAGTAGTTGTAAGTGTTAAGCTCAACATCAACGTAATCAGGTCCTAGCGTGAATGTGAACTGTGCAGCGTATGGAGATGATTGTAGGTTACTGTATATGCTTGAGATATCACCTGGTGTTTGAACCACTTGTATCTCGTGGTTCTGATTCATCGTCAGGAATGTTATCTCATAGTTTCCAGATGTAACCGTAGCACCGCTTACGTTAGGTGTTACAGTAATTGCTGGCACAGTATTCAAAGGAACAAGAAGGTCTATGGTATTCCCATTCAGACCTACTATGGTCCAAGTACCATTCAATTGAGCAGGATATGCTCCGTCTATTATGATTGTTCCGCCAACAACAAGATTATTGACATACGGTAAACTTGGAATTGTTACAGATAGAAATCTAAGGAATCCTAATACTGAATTTGGTTTATTCAGATACAATACCTCTCCTATTTCGTATGATACTGTTACCCCTTCCTTTATTCTGTACTTCTTATTCTGAGCCTGTACATCTCCTAACGTAAATGCATACTCATTACCCTTTGTAGGAATAACAGCACCTCCAGTACCACCCTTTTCGGTCAGCTTCTGAATGTTCTTTGCGTCTATGTAGTTACCCTGTCTTACATAGCGAGGATCACTGTCCTTGTCCATGTTTCCGACAGGATTGAATCTTACTGGCTGATCGCTCATTATCTATCGTTTCTATCCGAGGTTATCCACGCATTAAGAATGGCGGCTATCTCACGTTTGTTCTCTTCAAATCTTTCTCTTTGGCTCATGCCTTTCAACTGTTGCTTCTGATTCTTCCAAGTGTTCTTGTACTCCTGTCTTATGTTGACAGGATAGTTTTCAAAGAAACTCAGTGTGAACTGATAGCACAGATAAGCCTCTATCGCTCTCTCATGTCTCTCAGACATAAGCATCAACCCGTCATCGTCCACGCTCCTTGAGATGTATGCGATACGTATTGTTTCCGTTTCAAGGTCTGAAGGTGCGTGGAAGACGATATATCCCTCTTGTATTTGGAATGGGTTGTTGAATCCGTTATTGATGTTTGCAATGTTCTCACACCCACAGTCTGTAAGGTATGGAAGGTCAAGGTATGGTTGCTCAAAGCAGTTACCATTGGAGTCGGACATTCTTGCACCAAGCAGTCTTATGAATCCCATTGGAAGCTTTGCACGACCATCTATGATATCAAGCGTACAGGCACGTTTTGCGTAGGTCGTATCATCACCGATATGGCGCATTGCCTCGTCAGCCTTACGTAGTAGGAATCCATCGAACTCGGTAGTATCCTGTAGCCTCAACATTTCCTTTGCTGATTCTACCGCCTCCTGTAAACTTACAATGCTGTATTTACCTACCTCTATCATTTCGTTTGAATGTCACGTTGTACATTTGAATCATCCTGAGAGTTGGATATCTTGTTGACAGGAACCCTGACAGAATCCAATATCGTTCCCCTTCTCACAAGGTCTTCAATACGCTTCATTGCGTCATTGGTAATAGGATACTCATCGTTATCAAAACTGAACTGAGGAACACTTGTTGGATCCTCAAACACACCCTCTACCAGTGGATATTTTACCTTTGGGTCGTGAATCTCAAGGTATTCCCTTGTTGCATCGTATAGAAAGTGAACCCTTTTGTTCATGTACAGTTTGTGAACCCTTTGATTTCTTCGTGAGTTCAACTGCATACGTGTACGTATCTTTGAATAAGCCTCATTACCATTGATGCTTCCTACATACATCAGACCATCCATCTTGTCGTTTATCTCAACTGTACGTGGAAGTTCAAACAGGTTGTAACAGTCTGACTGTTGGATAGCCTCCTTGTACTCAGGGTAAACCCTTTGTATGAAGTTAGGATGAATCCTATTGTTCTTACGATACATCTCCGTAATGGCAAATGCCCTAGCAGCATTCAATACTGTAAGCATCGTTCCTACATCGTAGCGTGACTCATCGGTGAAGATTCCACCTTCATCAGCCATCTGTATCAATTCTATGCATTCAAGAGTTTTCAATGTACTCGTATATTAGTTCTTCAAACATTTCCTCATAGGTCGCATCGACCTCCCAATCTATGAATATGTCTCCCGATATATCCATCATGCTATAGTAAAACCCTTATGACTTTTAATCTTGCCAAGCATAAGTTTTGTCACTGCACTTGGGTCTAACCCCATTTTTCTTGAAAACTCGGTCACATTATTACCTTCGTAGATTATGCCAAATGGTGATTTTATTTTATAGTCAACACTTTTACTTGACCACCTAACGTCTCTTTTTTTATACAATGGCTTGCCCGTCCAATCATTTTTCTTACAGCACCACCATTTACCGTTTAATGTTTCCGCATTTCCCCACAAAACAGTTCTTAGCCTTGGTTTAGGTCCAGTCTTTCCGTAAACAATTAATTCATCAGGAAAATTTTCTAAAGACCATTTTGTTAAGTTACTAACTTCATACACTTCACCTGATTCTAAATTAACAACTACATAATCCCTGGAACTTGCCAAAGAAACAGCTTCTCTCTGTTTTTTAGTTTTAGGCAACATACCTAAAGTACATCTACCGCCTAACGCTATATTATAAGTGTCACATCTATCAATAAAATCTTCATTAACAATAAATTCTTCAGCATTAACAAGGTCATGTCTATTTTCAAAATCAGCAATTACCTTTCTTTTAAAACTTTCATATCCATACTTATTAACAGCATTTATAAACGGGATATTACTATTTCTTTTAGCTTCTTTTTTAGCTACTTTCTCACTATAAACACCACACCCTATATACCCATCATCAATATTATTTGTTGAGTGTATTCCAACGTATATTTTTCCGTTTATAACGTTAGTTGTTTCATACAGTATGTGATGTTTTTTTTTCATTTTACGCATTATCTATCATCTCTCTATCCGCAACTTGGTACTGATTAGGATCTCTTACTTCTTGGTAGAACATCTTAACAGCCTCATCCGTGAGTCTATTCAATAGTGTTTCGCTGTAGAATAGCGACAGGTCAAGAGAATTGTCAGTTACCAATATGCTTATATTTGGCTTTCTTATATAATCAACACTTACCGATATAGTAACCTTATCCTGTGGATGTACCAGGAAGAAGTTTCTATCCTGATTGAACCTTGGGTTTATCAGTGTTGGTTCACCAGACCTTGATATCCTCCTATCGCTCTGTAGGTATTTAGCCCAATTTGAATGAACCTTCGCTGCCTTTATTGTTGGCAATGGAGATGGGGCGTTCAATACTGTAAATGGAACGAGTAGATCCTTATCTGAATATATCTCGTACTTGAACTCTGATATCTGCTTTACATATGCAGTTCCATAAGGGTCGTTCAATATGATCCCAGCCACCCTATCGAAAGTTCTGATCTTTGCAGGTCTAAAGAACTCAACAACAGCAGGAGTCCCATTATACAACTTATACAAGGGGTCGGTGTCATTTTCAAGTAAAGAATACATATTCACCTTCATGGCGAGTATATGTAGGTAATCCTCAAGCATTATATCTTCAGACACGACACTACCTGTGTTTGATGTGACAGGAACACCAATGGTAGTTGTTACGACCTCAATTGTGTTTGTAACAGATGCAACAGTGAACGTAAGACCATCGTTACCCGTTCCTGTATCCTGAACAGTAAACGTATTACCAGCAATTAGATTATGCTCTGCTGAGAAGGTAAAAGTTGTACCAGCAACAGAATCCAATGGGATAGGCTTTGTTCTGAATCGATTGTTATTAACGACAACGTCCCTGTCAATAACTAAAAGCTCAGACAGTTCATCGAACTCCTTCTGTGTGTCAAGACCCCTGTACTTGTTCTCTATAACACGTAGGAACGCATTGTCAAACGCCCTCTGCATCTTAGGGTCGCTAACGTAATCCGAGTAGCTGTTATCTATCTTATCCTCGAATAATCTTTTAAGGTCTAATCCTGTTACCATAGAACAAAGATACGCATTGTTACGGACACTTAAAAAGAAACCCCGACCTTACGGGGTCAGGGTCTGTCAACGGATACTATCCGAAGAGTGGTTATTCACTCAGTTCGATACCGTTCTCCTCCTCATACTTATGGATGCGCTCAATTGCACTGTCAAGATCTGCTGGGAATTTACCCTTCAACTTGTACTTCTTGTAAAGTGCCATGAAGTGCGCTCTTCTTTCGGCAGGAGTGAAGTCATCGTCATCAGACTCATTAAGGTCATTGAATGCCGTGTCATCACCATCACTCGCAAGTGAACGCTTCAGGTTATCATACATCTGTGGGTTATCCTTGAAGAACAGGGCAATGTCATCCTCATCCTTACCGATAAGAACATCACCGATGTAGAACTTATCAGCATCTTCTGTAACAAAGCCAGATACAATTCCCTTGTTCACATACACCAACATCTCAACTTTATTGGCAACAGACTGCTTGTTAAGTGATCCGAATGTCTCAAGGAATCTTGATGTGTTAGGCTCTTTAAGAAGAAGACCATCCTGAATATCCACAAGTGTCAAAGTGATATCATCATCACTTACATTACGTGGATCCTGCTTGAAGAAGTACATTACATCCTTTCTCTGAGCCTCTGTCATTCCGTAAACTGTTGATACTACACGATTTACATTAACGGTCTTAGAACGCTTCTTCTGTTTGGTAGCCTCAATGATCTCAATTGTGAACCTTGCACCATCCTTTCCAGATCCGTTCACATCCTCTACCATTGGGTGGTTCAACCAAAAATTGACCTGATCCTCAACCTCATCGAATGAGTCACCGAAGATTTTGCTTTCTGTAGCAAGTTCTCCTGCGAATCTGATGTCTCCTCGGTTCTTGGTAAGGTTTCCTGGCTTAACTTCTCCGTACTGATTCAGCGAGATGTTTCTGCCCTTCAAGTTGTAGGTCGCAGTAAGCGTTACAGCTTGTTTAATGTGATTTACACCCTTCGGCTTGATCACTGCAATTTCTCTTTCCATTTTTAAGTATTAGTTAATTAACAGCATAAAGATAAAAAAAAGAGGTGACAAAACTGCCACCTCTCTTTAAAATTACATTGATGATGTTACACGTTAGAACCCAAAAGTTCAGCAGTAGTATAAGAACCATCAATTAAACTATCAATTACAGCATCAAGAGCTGTGTAACCAGCACCAGCAGTAGAGTCTGCATAAATAAGCAGAACGTGTTCTTGATCACTTGTTTGACCGTTAATTCCTCCATGACCCTTTGGAGCCATAAATTCAAATCGGTACTCAGCATAAGTGTCAGCCACAAGTGGCAAATCACCATCAAATGCATCTACAATTCCACGGGCAAGCAAATCAGCACCTTCACCTACAGCTTCACTACCTGCGGCAGTAACAGCAAGAGTTCCGCCTTGCGCTCCAGAAATTGAAAAGAATGGATTTGTTGCAGTTCCATCAATGTCAATGTCAGTAGCATTATCAGTAAGGTCAACATCAATAAGTCCAGTAGACTCAAGAGCGTTAATGATTACGATAAGTTGATCACAAACAGTTGCAACAGTGTCAGAAGCATTAGCAGTATAACTAACTTGAATTGTTTGAACAGAATTATCTCCAGCCCCTTGTGTGATATAGAATGAGTGTACACTACCATCAGCAACACCTGTTGGAGTAAACTTGTAATCGCTTTCTACGGCAGCAGCAGGAAGAGTTATAGAAACCTTTGATAATTTCTTCCAAGGTAAAGTGAAAACTCTGTCTGCTCCAGCATTCTTATACACGCCAAGTAGACCATCAACAACCTGAACGGCATTAGCCAAAGTGTCAGCTGCTGGTAAAACGATATTGATATCTTTATTCATTTTTTCTAAGTTTTTAAGAGTTTATAAATTAAGCTACCAATTCAATCAATCCACTGAACTTACCGATCATGTCGATTCCGTTATCAGCCATGATGTCACATCTGTGAGCATCTACTGAACTTACGATATCCACACTGTAATCTGCGAAGTTATCAACAGTAGGTACACCTGCATCAGCCATACCTTTGATGTAACCACAGTAGAACTCAGATGGTCCTCGGAAGATTTTTTCGATAGCAGGAGCAAGACCTCCTCCTTTAACTTCGATAGGATCCAAGTCAAGTGCGAAGCAAGTGTGCTGCTGACGGTATGGGTTGCTAAGTCCAGAAACTGAAGTCAACTCAGGGAAGAACTCAGTATCGTTAAGAACTGGAAGCTCAACCATTGCAACTTCAACACCAGCGATAGTGTACTTACGTACATCAACACCTTTTACCTCAGAACCACCGAAAGTGTTCATTGAACCAGCGTTAAGAATGTAGCCATCAGTGAAGTTACGCTGAATGTGCTGCATCATTCCACGACCCATGAACAAGGTGATAGGAGTAGTTCGGCTTGCCTTACGGCTCCATACGTTAGCAAGGAAGTTGTCGAACTGAGCCTGAGTCAAAGCAGAAGCAAGTGGAAGGTACTCACCACCTCGGTTGATGATAGACCAACGAACACCACCGTTCATGTCAGAAAGACCACCTACTTGAGAAGTCCACTGAGCTTGGTTTGAGAACAACATCTGCTTCTCCATCTGACGAAGGAATCGCTGTACCATCAAGTCCAACTGAGCATCTCCCCAGAACTTGTCCTTGTAGTAGATACGAGACTTGATGTTCTCTCTACGAGAAGCCAAGTAAGTATCACGCTTAACAGCAGAGTAGTTGTAGATCAACTCAGGGAACTCATATAGTGGAGATTTTCCATCAGAGTAGAAGTTTGGAGAGCTGTCTCCCAATACCTTAACATAAGTACCAGCAGTTGAGAACGCAGTGTTCATTGCAGCAAGAGTAGACTCAGTTGCCTCCAATGTGATTGAACCTGGAGTGGTTGCGATAACCTTACCAGATACACTGTGATCAGCAGCAACTACAACGTCACCAACACGGAAAGTGTCAACTGGTGCAGGAGGAGTTCCCTGTGGCTGAAGTGCAAGTACAAGTGTGTTACCCGATGGTGCGCCTGAAGCTACTTGAGCAATAACGTGTCCACGACCCATTACTGATTTCTCGTACTTGTCAGTATCGAACTGCTTACCGCCTCCGAAAGGCATATTCAAGATGTTAACGATCATTCCGAACTTGTTGTAACCTCCAGAAAGGTCATACACGTTACGGAAATCGTTACGGTCAGACAACGAACGAACCGTTAGGTTGTCTGCTACGTTTAAAGGGCTATTTTGTGCCATTTTAGATTTCTTTTAAGTTTTGTTTTAAAGAGTTATGTTCCCTCCATTAACCCCTCTTCTTCCTGCGGCATCGCCTCTTGCCTTCAGGTATGCGTTGTAATCATTCGTTCTGCCTCCTACTTTTGTGGTTTTTAAACCAGTCCTCTTCGGTGCAGCACGTTTGATGAACTCTGCCTTTTGACCTTTTACCTTGCCCTGCTGTACCTTGTTCTGAAGGACATCCTTCTTGAACAGATCCCATGCGGCAAAGTCAAACATCTTGTTGACATTCACAGTACCATCTGCATTGACGAAACCTATTTTTCCTGAGATCACATGATCGTGGATCGCTTTGGTCATGTCTTCGGTAAGATTTAAACCGTAATAACCCTTGTTCACCATTGACCTTGTAAGCCCAACGAATTGTTCGTGATTTTTCTTTTGTGTCTCTTGCATTCTCTTCTGCTGCTCAACAGACTGTTCACTTGTCTGAAATGCAACATTCTTGATTCTGTCCTCCTGTTGTTTCTTGAGGTCTTCACGCATCTTGCGTGTCTCAAGCTTCTTCTGAACAGGAGAAAGGTCATCGAATCTATCCATCTCGTATTCAATCTCCTCTTCTGTAAGACCAAGACCGTTCACGCTCATCTTGTAGATCTCCTTGTCAGACATGGCATCGTAATCCTTGTCCAATTCAAAAGACTTCATGTAGTCTCTGAAGCTACCGTTACCAGACTGCTTGAATTTCAAGTACCCATCTATAAGAGGGTCGTTCAATACAGCTTCAGCCTGTGCAACCTTCTGCTCCATCTCTTGAAGCTTTTGGCTTTCATCAACTTTAGTGTCTACCTTTTTGTCAGGAGTGCTATCAAATGAGAACGGGTCTTTCAGGATTGACTCCTGCTTAGACTCCTCTTCTTCTTGGAGTACGATCTCCCAAGCCTCTTCATCAGAGAGTTCAGAGTTACCTTCACGTTCTTTCACAGCATCGATTCTTTTCAGGTCATCAGTTGCTTGAGCCTTCTTATCCTCAAGCACCTTTGACTTCATTTCTTCGATCTGATCCGCAAGGTCCTCTTCTTCCATGCCTGGATTTTCCTCCATGAGCTTAGAGATGATGGATTGCTCCTCATCCTGCTCAAGAGATACTTCGACATCATAATTCAAAGAACCATTCTCATCGTTCATATTGCTGTCATCGACAACAATTTCTTCTTCTCTTTCTTCCATTTTACAAAGTTATATATAATTTATTGATTTACAACACTATGCACCCTCACCTCCAGGAGGCATCTGCTGACGCTCCTGTTCGTATGCGAGTTCTGCCTCTCTGTCTGCAACTGGCTGCATTGTCTTCTGACGTAGCTTGGCTTCTTCTCTTGCGTTTCTTCCAGACTCTGCCATCTCCTGCTGCTGCATTGAGAATTGACGCTGACGCTCTTGTTCTGCCTGTTGTTGAAGCATCATCATCTGCTGCTGTTGCTGCTGTTGCATCTTACGCTTCTTGATCTTCAAGGTCATCTTGTCTTTCAACTCAGTGTATGTACGTGCAGTTTCAAGTTCGATATAGTCATCCCAATCGAATCCCGTCTTGTCTGCGTTCTGAGCCATGGCTTGAGCAATTGTCAATAGTCTCTGTCTTGACTGCTCGTCTATCATATCCTCAATATCAACCTTTACCATCATGTCCTCCAATTGGAACTCTGTGGTATTCTTGAAGAACTTGATAGCGTCCTCAGACAGCATTACATCTGCCGCCTCTTCACCATCCATGTCCATCAACATAATCTTTGCCTTGTTGAGGATATACTGCAATAGGTAGGTGTAGTATGTCATGAAACCATCGTAGTATGTTGCCATACCCAACTGATTCTGACTTATCGATTGTTGCTGCGAACCATATCCGACATAACTTGTCAACTGCCCCATGGATACCTTTGAGGCGTTGATTATCTCTTTCATCATTCGCTCTTTCTCCTGTATCAACGAAACATAGATGGATACATTACCACCAAGAGACATATCCAACTTCTCTACAAGTCTTTGACCATCAAGTACATTTGGGTCTTCACCATCTGATCCATCAGTAACGTGCATTGCATATTTCTTCAGGTTGGTTATGATCTCCCTTACAGAGTCACCTGCGCCAACCTTCATTCCGTTTACGAACAGTATATTGCCAAGGTCTTTACCGATGTTCTGACGTATCTTGTATTCGTAGGCATCAATGTCATCCTGTAGCTTCTTCATTCTATCAACCACAGAACGGTTCATGCCCATCATCATGTTCGGTATGAATGTGCGTACAGGTAGCATAGGACGGCTTGGATTCATTGAGTCGTAGACCACGTTATAATCCCTGCCATAATCTGTAAGTATAGCGTTTCCTATTAGCGTGGCTTTATCTATTCTAAGATAGGAGTATCGCTCTGAATCGTTTCCGTGGATAGGAGTAATATCCTTTCCCTCACCTTTTTCCTTTTTTAACTTCTTTGTCTCTGGAACCTCTGTTATCCAAAAACCAGTAACAACAGCAACCTGTCGATAATTTCTACCATCAGGACCACCCCACCAATTGAAACCAATGTCAGAACCACTTGATCCGTTGTAGTGATTCAATAGTTCAAATCCTATTCCAGGTGTAGTTGCGGACATCTCCTTTACAAGATCACGTTCCTCGTCCGTAAGGTCGTATCTGTAATAGATCTCTTCAGGTGTCATGAAAGATACCCAACCAACGAACTCGGCAGTCTCGTTATGGTCCGAGTCATTACTGAAATCAAGTATGAGGTTATACGGAGGGATGACCTCTGTGTATGGTCTTCCGTGCATCTCATCAACATAGATACCGCAGTATCTTCCTATGGCGCAGTCAGTGAATGCTCGCATCATCTGATCCTTCAGTCTATTTCTATTGATGATGTCATTGATAAGGTCAAGACCGTACTCCTCCATCTCATCGATAGGGGACTTCATCACCTTCTCCACCGCCTCATCAAGGTCTATATTATTCCCTATGCCCTCTGGGAAGAACCCCATGCCATACTTCTCCTGTGTCTGATTGAAGAACTCAGCAAGGTCTTTCTTCAGCTTTATCATCTGAACCCTCTGCATCTTCTTGGATATCTTGGAAGGCTCAAGGCTTTCGATGGTGACCTTTGTGGAGTTGAGTACCTTTCTTATACCACCACGCATATACTCTATCAACTCAAATATCTGCTCACCCTTGATGTAAGGGGCTGGAAGTTCCCCACCTTTCTCGTCCTCTGTAAGGTATGCGAAGTTGAAGTTCTCCTGCGTACCCATGAAGTATCTGTAGTTGTTTATGATCTGATCAACTGGAGACTCTTCAGCCCAACGCTTGGTACTTCTCTTTCCCTCTCTTTTTACTTCATCTGTATTGGATGCTATGTTGTAGTGGGTAGCTATGTATCTTACATTCTGAGCATACCAGTTCTCAATAGACCCATAATCCTTTTCTATTTTCTTCTTATCAAAATAGCCATCTGGTCTATCGTAAACTATTTCAATTTCGTGACTATTGTCCAGTATCATCCGTTATGAATTTTAAAGCTGAAAACGGAAGTTCAAATACCCTCCCATCGATGTGTCTTATTATTATTGCGTAAGTGTTGAATCCATTGTTTATATCACCCTTGTATCCTACCGCAAGGAACTCACCTGTTTTGTTGTTCCCATCTCTACCTACCCACCTTACACTTCTTCCTTTGGCGTTCTTGTGTTCCATATACCTACTCCAGTTGGAGGTGCAATTACGTCACCTCCTTCAAATATCGGAATTTTCTGCCACTTTGTTACTCTTCTGCCTGATTCATCGGTAGTTACATAGCTTACTTCCTTGTATTTTACCGATACTCTCTTCTCTGATTTCTTATATTCATCCCTATCATACAGTTCACAGGCAACCAACGCATCCAAAAGGTCGGTGTTGCTTACATGGAAGTCTGGTAGTTGGTTTATGATGTCCAGGAACCATATTCTATCACAATGGTTTCTCAGGTATTCAAAGAAGAAGTTGTATATCGTATCTCTGTTCCACTTATCCTTGTGGAATCCTTTAGCAGCCTTTCTGTCAAATGACTTGGCTCCTGTTATTATCGGTTGATTAGCTATGTACGCCCATGTACCGAACTGTCTGTACTGATCCATCAGAACTCTTCCTTCGTTACGCTCGATCATGTTCTTACAGTCGTTGTAATA